GTCGTTCTCAACGTCGCAAAGAAGAAACTCTTGGAGAGCAGCCCCGCCGAGCTCCCGACCATGCTGCGCTATTCGACCTTCCAAAAGAACGACTCCCTCTACAACACACCGCCCGTCTTTGCCATCTACATGGTCGGCAAGACCGTCCGCTGGATCAAGGAGCACGGCGGCCTCGCCGCCATGGGCGAGGCAAACGCGCAGAAAGCCGCTCTCCTCTACGATGCCATCGACAGCTCCGACGGCTTCTACCGCGGACACGCCGAGAAGGGCAGCCGCTCGCGCATGAACGTCACCTTCCGTCTCGCGAGCGAATCCCTGAACGACGACTTCGTCGCACAGGCAAAGGAGCTCAGCCTCAGCGGCATCAAGGGACACCGCAGTGTCGGCGGCATGCGCGCCTCCATCTACAACGCCATGCCGTACGCAGGGGTCGAGAAACTTGCGGCGTTTATGGCAGAGTTCCGTAAGAAGCATTGATTTTGATTTTACATACAAAAAGCGCGGCGTAACTGCCGCGCTTTTCTGCGTCCGGAGCACTTGCCAAAGGCTTACTTTCTCGATAAAATACCGATAGATATATAATGCTAAAGGAAGTGTGCGATATGCTGGACTTAATAGATTTCATCGATGATGTTTTATCCGAGGGAACGGGTAAAAGGAAACAAGAAGTTCAACGAGGTGATATAATAGGTGTAGACAGAGGCCTATATCAACACTATGCCGTCTATATTGGCAATGATAAGGTCATTCATTATTCTGGCTCTCAGGGAGATTTCAACGATGACATATATATTCGAGAAGCGTCTTTTCAAGAGTTTCTTGGCGACTCAACCGAATATTTCATTTGTCAATTTTCTAATCGATATAAAGCTCCCAGAAAACGATGTTCGCCAGCTTTACTCCCCACACCAACAGGGTTACTAGATGATACGATAGACATATTAAAGAACTTCCAATATCACCTATTTACCCCTGAAGAAACTGTAGCGAGAGCATATAGCCGCTTAGGAGAACGAAAGTACGACATTATAAATAACAACTGCGAGCATTTTGCAATATGGTGCAAGACAAATATATCTGAATCAGGACAAGTAAGAGCGCTGTTAGGTCACTATACAGAACTGTTACGATGTACCTTTTACACATAACACGCTGATTTTTGGAAGAGGATTTCACGGATATGCGAGATGCTTAATGACACATTTTGGTTTATTTGCAATTTTCTATCGATAATTCAAACATTTTCGGCACTTCATTTATTTAATGTCCTCCCTTTATTGCAAGAAAACACTCCGCAAGCGCGAAGTGTTTTCTTGCTGAAATTAGAATCGCGCTTAAACTTACCGCACTGGACGTTTAAGCGCGACAAAAAGCGCGAACATCCATTTGTTTCTATCATAATCCCTTGGTGCAATTTCTTTGAGAGCAATCAACTCATCAATATCTTTATTGCTTATATCTATCCCATCCAGCGGAATTCCAACAACAATTCCAACATTCTCTGTTCGATCTATCTCTCCATACTCATAATAATACACCCCATCTCTCCACAATGAAAAAAACGTCGTAGAATCTGTATACCTATGCCAAAAAATCTTCTGGTCTTTACATTTGTTAAACTCTTCTAGCGTCATTAAAGATCAGCACCTTTCTAATTCTTATAAAAACTGATTTTGCCAAGATAATTCGTATCCATTACCTTTAAATGTTTGATTCACAACAAGAGCATTGACCTTTTGATTTTATTGCATTTTTGCGTATACGTCAAGACTTTTGTGGTCGTGCTTCGTGCTGTGCTGGGCAATGACCGCCTGCACGTGACGGAGGTCTTCACGCAACAGAATGCACCAAATCTCTACGGACGTTCTGTCCGCTTCGACGCTCTTGCAACGGATGGCGTGGCGATCTACAATGTAGAGATACAGCGCAGCGACGAGGGCGCGATTCCACGGCGTGCACGCTACAACAGCAGCATGATCGACGCCCGCACGGTCAGTAAAGGAACGGAGTTCCCAGACCTTCCCGAAACATACGTCATATTCATCACAGAGCATGATATATGGAAGCGCGGCAAACCACTCTACAAGATACTCCGCACCTTCGAGGATACGGCGGATGCCTTCGATGACGGTGCACATATCCGCTATGTGAATGGCGAATGTCAGAGCGACAGCCTGCTGGGTCGATTGATGCACGACTTTTTCTGCACCAATCCGAACGATATGTATAGCGAAGTGCTCGCCGAGCGCGCGCGTTTTTCAAAGAAGATGAAAAGGGGGTAACAGCTATGTGCAGGGTAATGGAAGAACTGTATAACGAAGGTGTTGCGGAAGGAACTATGCAAGGAGAGGTGCGCGGTGCAGAGGCAGAACGCCTGAAGAACATCAAGAGCCTGATCCAGCGCATGGGAATCTCCGCCGAAGCCGCGATGGACGCGCTGAGTATTGCAAAAGACGAGCAGTCCAAGCACCTGGCACTCCTATAACGGAGAAAGGTGCATCACGTTTCTCCAAAAAGTGATGCACCGTCCGCTTAGTCATTGTCCCCTCGTCCCGCCTGTCCATGCAAATAACAGGGTATGGATACCACCACAAACACGGGTATTCTGCAAAAAAGGCATCGGACAAGGGACAAAGCTAGCTATTTCGTCCGCTGAGGAGGAGATTATACATCTCCCACTAAGACCTCAAAAGTGATGCTCAAATGAATGCGAGGATGCTGCACGGCATCCTCTTTTTCTATGTCGTAGTCGCAAATTTTACAGCCTCAAAAAACGAGTTCAAAATCTCTAGTGCCCAAAACGTGCCCAAAATCCTGTTTTTCACCAAAAAATGCGCGCAGAAAAGGCTTCGTGGAAATCTCCACGAAGCCTTATTTTTCAATGGCAGAGAGGGTGGGATTCGAACCCATGGTGGCTCATCACCACACTTGATTTCGAGTTTGTTATTTTGCTTTTTAGAACATAGGCATTTTGTGCGGTTGCTGATATGTAAAGGAAACAGCTTTTGCGTATGGCTCGATATGACATCATCTAATCACCATATATGATGTCAATATGATGTCAAACTCCACCACGAAAAAATAGAGGGGACGGCGCACGATACGCTGTCCCCTCTGTTCGTTTACTCTCTCACCACTCCGCGATGTTATACGTCACCGTCGCGCCCTTGTAGCGCTCTCCGTCGAAATGTGCCAATGCCTCTAATCGCCCCTGCTCATATCCGATACTCATGAGCGGCTTGCCGTCGATGACGGATGCACCCGCCTTGATGCGATGATCTTTGCGGAGGTTAATCTTATATACGTCAACCTTCTGATCTGCCGGTGGCAGGTCTTTGCCGTCCTTATCCTTTGTGATCGGCGTGACAACGGTGCGATCAGACTTCTCCCGCGCCGCCCGTGGCAGTGTCGGTGCATCCTCCCTGATCTGGCGCTCGACGACCTGCGCAGCCTGCTCGACGTTCGGTGCGCTGACGTGGTATGTCACTGTAGGCGCCCGCTGCCCCGCTTGTGCCTCCGCAAGCCGCTTTTGGAGCGCATCCGCATTGCTCTTGGAGATATCCAGCTGCGCCCGTAGTGCCGCCTTGTCCTGCGTCTGCTCCTGCGTCATGACGGCGGGCTTTTCCGCTGCCGTCTGCTCCGATGCGGAGTACCTGCCGACAGCATAGGCGATGCCGACGATTAGGAGACACAGGATCACCAACAGGACGGTTTTGTGCTCTGTAACGAGTTGCTTGCCTCTCTCAATCATTCGGCGGCCTCCTCACTGTGTTGCATAGTCCGTCACGCCGCGCGCAATCGCACGGGCAAAATCATCCTGCCGCTCCCCCAACAGTGTCGCATCGTCCTCGTTGTCGATGAACGCAAGCTCAACAAGTACCGCCGGCATATCCGTGCTTTTCAGGACCCAGAGATCCGCGCGATTTTTCAGTCCACGATCAACGGTGCCAAGACTGTCCACGATCTGCCGTTGAATGCAGGTGCCGAGACTCTTTCCTGCACGACTACCGGGATGTACCTCTACCTCTGTGCCGCATGCAGAGCCGTTGAATGCGTTACAGTGGATGCTGATGAAGATGTCCGCACCGCTTGCATTGGCCGCGCTCGTGATTGCATAGAGGTCGTCGTCCTGCATGTTGCCGACGACCTCCACACCCGCAGCGACGAGATAACCTGCCACGAGATCAGCGACGCTCTTTGCCACGTCGCACTCCCGAAGACCACACCCGCAGGCGCCGGGGTCGGGGTTGCCGTTCGGTGCGTGACCGGGGTTCAAAAATACTTTCATTTGTCGTTTCCTCCTTTTCCAATACCACTTTTACGTCGGGCCATATCAACAAGTGCCCCCGCTTCCTCAATCCCTGAGTGCTGCATGTTCTCGAGGATTGAGATAAATTCTGTGAGTGAGAGATATCCGATCACGAGCGTTGATGCGAACGCCGGGGCATGTGTTTTGAGCAAAATAAAGTCCAACGTCACCGCTGCTGCAACGACAGCGAGATAGGTCAGGATTTTCGGCACAAAACGCTTGCGCATCATATCGCTTTTAATGTACCCCTTACGCCCAGCGTTTCTGATGTTCCAAAATGCTTGCCAAACGGAAGGCTGATCGTTCCCCATATCAACGAGACACTTGCGCGAGAGTGACAGCCATTTTGTCACGAGATCCAGACAGACGAGTGAGACAAATGCTGCGAAGATCTGCGCATGATCTTCGTAAGCTATAGTAAGAACAACAGACAAGCCTACCTTTGCCCCCCCATCCCTCCGTAAGACGCTGAATAACCGGCATAAAATCCATACGTTGTCTCCTTTCCGTGCACAGAAAAAGCCGCCACTCTCATGACGGCTATTCTGCGCTCATGTTCATCCTGTTGTGTGTGTGACAACCCATTCCGCGACCTTTTCGCGGTAGGGCTCTGGTATGACTGGCAAGTTTTTCTCGTTGTCTTCCGGCGCGAGCGCGTACTTCCCGCCTTTGACAAGGACGCCGTATGCGACGACCATCCAGCTGTAGATGACTGCTGCCATGTTACTCACCTCCTTTCAGCTTTGCTTCGAGCGCGGCGAGGCGCGTCTGTATATTGACCATCCCCTCCATGACGGCAAGCTCCGTTTCGGGGATGGGCTGCACGTCCATTTCCTGTGGCTCTGTGTCCTCGGGCGGTGTGGGTGTTGGCTCTGGTTTTGGGCGCTCAATCTGCTCCCACTTGCCGCCACGCCAGTAGAGGTCATAGCCCTCCTTTGCGGCGGGCGGCTTGGTCTCTGTCATGTTGCCGGGGATTTGCCATGCGCCCGAGATCGGGCTGCGGTCAGTGTCGTCAAGGGTGCGCTCGCCGAGATATGCGCCATCTTCGGCGGTGTAAGCGTAGACTGTTTTTGTTTCCATGCTGCTCCTCCTAGTATTTGATGATTGGGATAAGCTGTATTGCAGAGGGCTGAACGGTGTTACTGCGTCCGTAGATAGGGTTGTTTAGGGCGGCGTTAAACTCGATTGATGAGTCTCCCTCTTCGTCCGTGATGGCATTTGCAGAAAGCATTCTGTGCCACGATTCTCGCTTGATCCCTCGGAATGCTCCTGTCGCTGAATGCACTCGCGCAAAGCCGTATCCTTGGCTTTGCGTAGCATTGTCATCTTGGAATGCAAAAGTCCCCATAATATTAGGTAATCCTGCGTCTATTCTCTTCCCATATTCTGTTCCGTTATTGCATTCCGAGAGTTGCACCATACGGTCAATCCAATTAGGCAAGACCATTACTGTATTATGATCGGCCCGCCCGAAAAGCCCGGGGTCGCGTGGTACGTCGCTCGTCCAGAGACTATACCGATCGGCAAGAGCTACAAGGCGCGGATAGTCCGCACGCTGCACGGTTGCGCCGTTGGCTTTGACGTAACCCGCAGGGACATACAAGCTACCGCGCACCACGCCGACGGGTGTGCCATCGCGCAGGTCATCAACGATCCACACAACGGAACCGTCGGTAACCATTACACCACAGCGGTTTATCGCTGCCAAACTCGGAAGACTTCCTGCGGTCGTTCCCGCCTTGACACACTCAAGCCGTGCCCACGAGGGCAGGGATCTATGATATGCAACATCCCCGACGGAGTAAGCGCGATTTCGCTCAAGAGACCAACCGACCAATTCAGCAGCACGGGTGGCGATCTCTGTCTTCCCGAGTTTGCCCGCGAGAGCGTTTGTCACGGTCGCTGCAAAGTTTGCATCGTTGCCGAGTGCGGCAGCGAGTTCCTGCAAGGTGTCAAGGGCTCCCGGTGCAGAATTGACAAGGGCGGCGATTGCCTGCACCACAAATGCAGTGCTTGCGATCTGCCCGTCATTCGTCCCACGCCCTGCCGTCGGTGCGGTTGGTGTGCCCGTGAGCGCGGGGGATTCGTATACGTCCTGATGCAGGTGCTTCTTGTGCACAGACTTCTCGGGGTGGTCGAGTTCGGCGGCGGTGCGGTGGGCGGTGATCTTCTCGTCCGTCTCCCCCTTTGAGTACGCGCCTACATCCCCCGCCGAGATACCCCTTTTTTTGAGGTGTTTCTTTTCGATGGATGCTTGCGCGATTTTTGCCCCCGTCACAGCTTCGTCTCGGATCTTCGGCGTCGTCACGCTACCATCCGGATGATCGAGTACCTCTTGTGTTTTATGCCCATCCATATCCAATTTTGTGACATACGCGCTGTTTTCGGCAACGATTGTCAGATTCGCCGCATTCCCAACGATGATATGCAGATTGATGATCTTACTTGAGATAGGGCTTTCCTTGCCTGGAATATAATCTGCAAGATTGCCTGCGTTGGTATATGCAAAGAGCTGTTCCGTGCCATCTCCGACCCTGGCGAACACACCGATCTCGCGATTAAAGAATCCCTTAGACAGGTTGTTATTGTCAAGGACAAAGCGCAGCCGCGCCGTCCCGTCGCCGTTATTCACAAAGTTCTGTAATGGGAGACTCATCACGCTGTGTACAAGTGCTGTCATGTCGTCAACAGATTGTCCCTCGTCCAGAAGTCCATCACCGAGTTCAACCTTTGTAAAAACGACACTCTGCTTGTTTTGACCTGCGAGAATAATATTTTTCCCCTGTTGAGTTGTTTGGATTTTTGCAAAATGTGCCATACTATGTACTCCTTATATCAACGATTTCAAAACCATCCACGCGTCCGCCTACATACATGGGCAGTCCATCGACCTGATAGGAGACTTCGGTGCTACAGGGTATGTCGACAATCTCATATTCTGTAACATATCCTGTCGCATAAATTTGTGTCTCATACTCCATTAAATAATCAAGAGCAAAGGTCAGATGCGCGGGTTTGTACTCCTCGATTGCCGCAAGCAGACCTGCATAATCTGAGCTGAGCGCATCGCAAATCACACGAAACGCATTTTGCTCGTTCCGCTCCTCGATCTCTACCTTTGTTCCATCAGGGAAGAAATATGAGGACAGCCGCTCCATAAAAATGACGGTCGAGGTCTGCCGACTCTGTATCTTCAGCAGGATATTTTTGCGCCGATCCTCATAGCTCGCATTGGGACGGGGGGCAAGACCAAGTTCGCGCTCCCATGAGGTAAGCCCCCATGTCGCCTTCTCTACAAAAAACTGACGAGTGATATCCTGTAACACAAGCCGAAGCAGTTCATGCTCGGTGCTGCAGTTTTCGAGCGCATCCCAGAATGTGGGGTCTGTTTGAAGGAATTGCGGAAGGTATCGTGCAATGTGCACCGGATTCTCACGGAGAAACTGGAAGTTCATGCAGTGTCACCTCTCCGATGGATAGAATTTCATCATTGCTTACGAGCACTTTACTCGCCCCATTGAGCAGCAAGTCCTCATAATCTGTTACCCCCTGCTGATTCATCAGAATGTCGCCGACCTGCGCAACAGAGAGTGATTTTATAGCTAATTCACGCTTCATCAAATAGTCGTTCAGATCAGCAATAAATCGGGGCGCGTCACAGTGTCCGACTATGCTGCCCGTAATCCGCACAGTTTTCGGCGCAGGGCTTATGACCGTCACTGTTGCGCCGATCGGACGTACGTCCTCGATATAGGTACGCACCTTTTCGATCAGTTCTGACGGTGCAGTCTTTCGCTGCGCATCCAGAATGAGCACCTTTACCGTCCCTGCACCCTGCCAGAGCGGGACAACCATACATGCGCCGACCCCAGGGACGCTCATTGCCCAGTTGTAATAGTGGTGCTTGTTTCCGCTCGTAGACGGCGTGCGGACGTAGAGGAGGTACCTCATCTTGAGTTCGTCGTCGCTTTCTTCGTCGTAGCCGCCGCGCAACTCTTCCTCGTTACTTACACCGGAGATGCCTGGAATACTCATGGGAATCTTGTTGATCGCTCGCTTCCCGACATTGCCCGCACTCCCTGCAGTAAGCGCCTCAACCTCAACAGCAGCGGACTTTACAACCTCAGTTGATTTGAGTGCCTGATAGCGGGCACCCGTCTCTGACTGGAAAATGCTGCCCGCAAGCACACGCCCGTTCCCTGTCACCGTCACAACACCACGTGCCTTGGTTGCTGTTTTCCGAAGAACGCCATGCTCAGCAGCACGCATCGTAAGATATTCGCCCCAGCTACTTTCAGCAAAGACGACTCGATATGCCTCCTCAAGCTCTACCTCCACCTTGCCAAACTCAATCGAATTCGACGCCAGCACGTCATACTCGAATGTCCCCTCGATCTTGCTTGCAGGTGTCTTGCTGCGCTCCTGCAGATCACGCAGGATATCTGCTTGCTCCCGTGCCCTATACATTGATCGCCACCTCCCCGTATACCGTTGTCAGCGTAATGTGCAGCCGTACCAGCTCCGCACGGTTTTCCGGCGTGGTGGAAAAACTGTCAATGCTCTTGATGTACGGATTCACCATCAGACACTCGGTAATGACGCGCCTCAACTCCGAATAGCGTTCCTGTACGCCCATGACCTTACCGATAAAAGGCTTCAGCTCGATGCCGTACTGCCACGAATACGCAAGATACTCAAAACGCTCCGTCTTGAGTGCCTTGTAAATCCACACCTCGAGCGCCGGATTCCCGGTCAAAAGAATGTGTCGCCCATTCACGTCATAGAGGAAGCAGTCACGCTCAAAGTCCCACGCATATTCCTGAAAGAGAGGCAGATCACCCGCCACAATATCACGCACCGTGCCGATAAAAGGAAATTCTCTGCTCATAGCTTCACCAACTTACTCTCGATGATAAAGAGCTGCCCGCCCTCCTGCGGGTAAACACTCACGATGTCGCCGGGCTTCAGTGTATCCGTCCACGTCTCGTCGTTGTCGATGGGATGATTGTGCGATTCGTACATGGCAAGACCGCCACCGCCGCCGCGAAAACTCGTCTCGCCGACAATATGACGCGTATGCCCTGGCAGCCAGTACTCATTCAAATAGAGCTTGTCGGGCGTGAGTATAATACCGTTCCATTCGACGGAAAGTGCGGGCGGCGGCGTCAGCACCTTGCCCACACTTGGGAGGAGAGGCGTATGTTCCTCTGCAATACTATGCTGGATTTCCAGCATCTTGTTCACGGAGTTTTCCGCGCTTGGAATGACCTCTGCCACGGTGTTTCTTTCCTCCTTTCGTCTCTTTCTTTTCCTTCTCCTTTTCGGTCTTTTCCTCATTCATGAGATTTTCGAACTCGAGTTCAAGCTTCATCTCATGTTTGCCGTCCACAAAGGTATGTATGTCGGACTTTACCCAGAACTGCCCCTTGAAAAGACTATCCTTCACAATGATAGAGTAAGACGACTTTACGCGGTAGTCGCCGAGCGCCGTGATATATCCTGACCGCTCCGGCTTTGTGAGCAGGGCTTTCGCCTCGGTCTGCGTATCCTTGTTCGGGTCGGTCTTATAGACCTCCTGAAACATAGAGTATTTCCGGATGTACTCGTCATTCTTCACATAGTCGACACGGTTTCCCTCCTCGTCCACCACAAGTACCTGATCGACGAGCTGTTCGATACTCTCTTTATAGGTGCTCTCCTCCATATTGCGTGCAGAATCTGCGGTGTAACCCTCGATGAGCGTCCCTTTCTCCACGATGTCGAGCTTTGCGCCGTTCATGACAGGATGATACTTCTTGCCCGTCACCTTCGCCGCCTCAGTGTACGCGCCCATAATCGTCTGATAACCCGTCTTGGCATTCGCGATAAAGGACACCGGCACGCCCGTCTCCGCGATATCGCCGATGAGGACGCCGAGTTCCGCGCAGAGCTGCCGCGTGATATCCTCGGCCGTGATACGGTCAAACTTACGCGTTGTCTTGCTGCGTGCATGGACAATCAGATGGTCAAATGCCGTGACACGCACCGTAGCCTTTGCACGGTCGCGCTCGAGTGCATAGATATTGCCCTCAAAAACGAGATTTCCCGCGTCATCATAGCCATAGCAGGTGTAGCCGTTATCCACGTCAATTATGGGGACATTCGGGTCGCGGTCATCCTGCACAAAGGAAAACTCGAGCTTGCGCGCAACGTTCAGCCGCGATCCCGACCATGTGCACGATGTGAGCAGGTGAGAGATGTCCGTCTGCATGATCTTGACTTTCATACGCCCTCCTATTTCAGCTTGAGCTTGCCGAGTGCACCACGTAGCTCCTTCATCGCAAGATTCTTGATGCCGTTCGCGTTTGCCATACCGCGCCAATGCTGATAGTCGCCATATGCCTTTTTACTCGCGTCGAGGAAGTCCTGCACGCGCTGAATGGCTTTCGGGCGTGGCGGTGTACGTTCCACAGGGCGATCTTTCAGTCCTGTCTTTTCGTCCACCTGTTTGTCGTTGTTTGCCATCGGTGTGTTGAGGTCTTTCCACTCCACGAGATCGAGGTCAAAATAGATGTCACGCGATCCGTCCTGTTCTTTGTAGTCAAAGGACTTGATTGCGACCATCAGATTGACGGGGCTGTCCGTAATAATGATACGGACGGGCTTTTTCGCCTCTTTCCACTTCTCGATTTTTGCAACGCACTCTGACGGCTCTGCAGAGTCACCGACCACGAAGGGGTATTCGTGTTTCGGATGCGGAAAAAAAGAGGAGAGAGACAGCTTCTTGAGCTTCGGATTGCCGAAGAGCTGCGCTTCGCCAAAGTCGATGATGTCGACGATGCGGTTGTTCTGCTCCATCTGCACCTTGTAGACGCGCGGCGTAACGGGCAGCGTGAATTTCTCATCCTCCACGGAGAGGATCACCTGCCGCTTCGTCCCGCCGCCCCCGAGGAGGAAGCCGCCGATGTTGTTGACCTGATTCCAGAGACTCATAAGACTCATGCCATCACCCCCGCATTCATATTGACGTGGCTCTTTGCCATGAGCTGATACAGCTTGTAGGCGATGCGGTCGAGATCCGCCTCCTCGCGCACATGGAAGGTGTTCCCCGTGATAGTAACAGGCGCTGCGGCAGGAATAGGCGAGCTGCCGCTCCCTCCCATGCTGTCACGCAGCATCTTCATGGTCGTCGCGTGCGGGTAGACACGCGAGCCTTGCGGCAGGTCGATGATTTCGCCGCCGTTTTCGTTGACCTCTGTCCAGCCGCCTTCCCAGAAGGATGTCCCTATGGCATTATGTCCTGTCCCGTTGCTCGTTGTCAGACCTGTGACGGAAGAACCGGCATCGGCAATCGAGTTTTTCAGATCAATCAGGCTGCTGAATTTCTCTCGGAGCGGGCTGATTACATTCGCGTCGAACCAATCTGCCACACCGCTCCATATAGACTTGACGCCCGATAGCGCCGCGTCAAATGCGCTAACAACAGATGTCTTTGTCCCATCTGCCATACTCGAAAGCGGTTGCCAGACCGCCACATCAAACCATGATGCGAGCGGCTCAAAAAAGCTGCAAACTCCTGTTACAGCTCCAGATGCCATAGAGGTTATGCCGTTCCATGCCCACGTCGCATTATTGGTGATCGGTTGCCAAACAGTTCCATCAAACCATGATGCGACAGGCTCCCAATAGGGTTTTATGGCATCCGCTCCCAGGGCGACTACACCGACAGCGAGGTTCACCTGCTCAACCGCGCCATCATAGATCGGCGTCCATACCGTAGCACCGAACCAATCCGATAGATCAGTCCAGCCCTCTTTGATGTACGCCAGCGCACCATCGAAATTCTCAGCGATACCGCTACCGATCATCCCGCCGAGCTCGCTGCCGCCAAACGCGCCGGCAACACCGCCGAGAAGAGAACCGATCAACGCCCCTGGAGCTGCACCGACACCGCCGAAGAGGGCACCAATGGCAGCGCCTCCAGCGGCACCTGCCTTTGCCCCCAGCAGACCACCTGCGAGAGCTCCCGCACCAGAGCCGACGGCAGTGCCCATGCGGTCAGCGTTGTATGCTTCGGTTTGCTTTTGGTATTCAAGCGCAGCGGCTTTTTCCTCGTTAGTCTGCGCCGAATCAACGCCATACTGCGCCTCTGCCGTTGTCTGCGCATTCGTGGTATACGCATCGTAGATACTTAGCCCTGCATCCAGCAGAGCGAGTGCGCCAAGCCCCTTGAAAACCTTGGATGCACCACCGAAACGTCCTTTTGCAGTTCCTTTTCCAACTCCTCCCGAAGACTCAACTGCACCTCCGACGCCCGCCGCACCTGTCACGCCTTTCCCGTTGACAATAACTGTCCCCGCGTTGACGACCATCTCGCCAACACCCGTGGAAGCGCCACCCGGTACGGGCTTTCCTGCGCCGCCAAGCCCCTTGATGCCGTCAACCGCCTTTTTCGAGAGGCTGACGATCTTGTATAGGCCGCCCGCAAGCGCACCGCCCGCAAGCAGAGATCCTACACCATCCAACTCAATGAATTTGTTCTTGAGCTGCACAAGCACGTCCATCGCACTCCTGCCGATGTCCGAGATGTCGAAACCGTCCTCGATGTAGCCCTTGAACTTCGCAACATCATCCTTGACGCCCTTCACGAACTCCCGCAAGCCATCCGCACCTTTACCGCTCATAAATTCGAGCTGCACGGACTCCCACACGGAGGAGAGGGACTTGAGGTCGCCCTTGAGGTTGTCGTTGACGGTCTTCGCCATATTGCCGGCAGCGCCCTCGGCGTTGTCGATTGCAGCGGTGAGCTTGTCAAAGTCTGTCTCCGAGGCATTGACAATGGAAAGCATACCCGATATAGCTTCTTGCCCTGCAATCGCCGATGCTGCTTCTGCTTGTTCAGCCGCAGACAATCCTGCGAACGCGCTGCGTAGTTCCTTCATCGTCTGCCGCAGTGGCTTCATCGTGCCGTCAGCGTTCTTGACCGTAATACCGAGTCTGTCCATTGCAGACCCCGCTTCTTTTGGCGGGTCAACAAGGCGGGTCAATATTGCACGGAGTGCTGTTCCTGCTTTCTCGCCTTTAATGCTGTTATTTGCCATAAGCCCCATTGCTATACCAACATCTTCAATGGAGTATTTCAGCGCACCCGCAAGTGGGGCTACATATTGGAACGTCATGCCCATCATGCTGACATTGGTATTGGAGTTCGAGGATGCCTGTGCGAGCACGTCGGCGAAATGAGCAGAGTCCGATGCCTGCAGCCCGAACGCCGTAAGCGCATCCGTCACGATGTCCGAAACGCGCCCGAGGTCTTCGCCCGATGCCGCAGCGAGATCCATGATGCCGGAGATACCACCGAGCATATCATCCGTTTTCCAACCCGCCATCGCCATATACTCAAGTGCTTGCGCAGATTCCGTCGCAGAGAACTGCGTCGCTGCACCCATCTCCTTCGCCTTTGCAGTGAGAGCTTCGAAGTCTTCCCCCGACGCGCCAGAGATCGCCTGCACCTTCTTCATTTGGGCTTCAAAGTCCATGTACGTCTTGACAGTATCGTAGATGCCCATGCCGATGCCCGCCGCCCCTGCCATCTGCATGGAGGTGTTCATCATCATGCCGCCAGCCATACCGGAGAGCGCGCCGCCCGCTTTTCCCGCGAGTCCAGACGCTACACCTGCCGCGCCACTGAGATTCTGACGGACGTTGACCGTCGCCGTGTAGGCTTTGCCCGATAGAGAGCCGAGCATACCCTTGATGCCCGTGATTTTCTCGGTCGCCTTGTCCTTGATGCTGAGCGTAGGAGCATAAGTGCCGCGCAAACCACTGAGTTCTGTCTTCGCCTTATCTGCCTTCGCGGCAAGTGCGACGGCAGACATGGCAGCCTTTTTCATTGCGCTCTCGGTATGGTCAAGCCCTGCAGATGCGCCTTCGGCGGCACTCTTGACCCCGCTGAGACTGTCCTTTGCCTTCTTGGTCTTGCCCGACAGCTCATCCTTGACACGCAGGATCGCAGATATGACATAATCGCTCATCGCAGATTTAACCCCCTTCCTGCCGCAAGCAGCTTCAGTTCCTCGATATGCTGTCGCTCTTCGCGTGCCATCGCCTCATAACAAAAGATCTTCTCCACTTCGGAAAGCGAGAAGAAATAGTCCAGTGTGTGACCTCTGAGGACGAGGAAGGCGACAGTACGCGCCTCCCAGTCCTCCTCGATCAGTTTTTTACTTCTTCGTGCAGCTCAGCGCGGATGTTCTTGCCGTAGCCCGCCAGCTCCATGATCTTACGCCCGACGGCGGGGATCTCACCGGGGTCAAAAATCTTCTCTACAATATCCGTCGGTTCAAGACAGCCGTACGCCTCAAGGAGCTGCGGATCGCACAGATTCGGCTCGACGACATAACCAATGATGAGATGCGCGTCCGAATCCTCAAGTTTGAGAAGTTCGGCGACGTGCGCGCGTGACGGCATCTTCACCGTCAGAACGCCAGCCGAGGTCTCGATGTCATACTTCTGCTTCTTACGCTGCGTGAGCGCCTCTTTCTTTGCGATAAGTTCTTTGATTGATACTGCCATTTGTATTCCTCCCATAAGAATGCCCCGCAGCAGCTCTGCGGGGCAAATCCATAAACTTAGTTGTCAACCGTTTCAACGAACGCCGCATCCTCCGGCGTGAATCCAAAGGTAAATTCCTTTTCAACAACCTGCCCCTTCTCAAACGTCATGAGCAGAAGCTCATTGAACCACACGTTATCAATGGAGCAGCGTTCTTTCTGTCCGTCTACTGCATCCGGATCATCAATCAGACCGACAATGTTGGCGCGCGGATCGTGCCCCGCCTTCCACTCCTCGAGATACTGATTGATATTGCGGTTGATGACACTCTTGATCGTAAACGAACCTTTGCCCGTGAGTGAGACGATCTTACTGTCCTTGGAGTTACCAATCAGCACGTCCTCACGATCGGCCGTTACTTTTGCCTCGAACTTTGAAATCTCAAAAAGAAGCAAGCCATCCCACCAAACGTGGCCGTGCGAACCGTTCCAGCGGCGGCGGCCACGATACTTCACATCTTCTGCAGCTCTTGCCATATACTATTCCTCCCCCTTACATTGTGAACGTGATGCGCAGGTCTTCCATCGCGTTGACAGGGGTGATGCGACCTGTGAGGAGCACCTGTGTCCCCGTGTTGTACTCGCGAATCTGCTGCACCGTCATCTTGGCCACATCGTCGCCATGCAGAATCGCATAGTCTTTCTGCGCCGCCTCGTCAATATCGACCGTATTGACCGCCGTCGGCGAATCATCCAGCACGTTGCCCTTGAGATTGCGGAAATAGACGAGGATCGCCGCAATGAAGAGCATCTTGTGATTGTAGTCGTTGATCACCTTGCCGACATACGAATTCTTGAACGTGTCGCGGATATCGTCTGTGATCATATCCACCGCCTCGACAATCTTGATGTAGCGGAAATCCTGCCCGACATCCGTCGTGAACGTATGGAGCGAGTTGCACGCACGCGCAATCTTGACGCCGTTGCCGTCCATCTCATCGATGAGGCAGAGCTGTCCCTTGCTGATACAGTCGTCGATGTCCTCGTAGACCTCACAGTCGTAGACCTCATTCAGCTCGTAGTACGTCGCCGAGCGGTCAAGGGCAAGCCCCGCGAGAATACCCATGATGCGCGCCGTATACTCCGTCGAGGTGTAGGTGAGGTATTCGGCGATTGAGCTGCTCACCTTCTTGCGGTCGCCGCCTGCCGCCTGCAGCGCATCTGTGTAGGCGGGATTCACACAACGAATGTTGTCCGTCGTGAAATTGATAACGCCCTTGTCGTCCGCGTCGAAATTCGCCACGACCGCCTTGAACGTCTTACGCTTGATATTGCGTTCCTTCTTGACCCACACGGCGAGGTCTTCCTGATCCTGCGCCGTGCCTGTCGGATGGCAGATGTAGTTCCACTTGATGTTATGGAGTTTCTTGAGCACATCCGGCTGATTCAGCAACGACTCCCCGCCACCCGGCGTAACGTCCGCCATCGGCAGCGTGTAGACCAAGATGCGCAGCGGGATACCGAGCAGTGCTTTCTTGATGAGATCCACGTTCTTCGCCGTCAGCCCCTCATCGGGGATATCTGTGCTGTCCGAAATCTTGTAGAACTTCGAGACGTTCGTCGACTCGTTGTTCAGAATCATCACGCCGATGCCCCGCGCACTGCGGGCAATCGCGGTCGTCGACTTCGTGCGAAAGTCAATGATGACCTGCGGCAAACCAAACTTTTCAGCCTCATTTGGCATATTCATTCCTCCTCTGTATGTTCTCTTTGTCCGTTGATAGCAAGCTCCTCCATCAACTCGTATTCCTCGCCTGGCATAGCATCCGCAAAATCGAGCGTAAAACTGTAGTGCAGCACCTCATCAACGATGCGGCTGCTCGTTTCCTGCACAGTAATATGACGGTCGCCAATTGTCAGCACAGGCATGAGAGCAGCGTCGAGCGTATCGACCGCCTCGTAGAGCTTCGTGCGGTCAATGCGCCCGCGTGCGTCGGGCGGCAGAACGAGCGACAGCGTGATATCAAGCGCACGCTCGTAGATCGTCGGGTCAACCATGCGCTTTTTCGGCGCGATCTCAACGTGGAAATACCCCTTTTGAGAATCGGCATTGTTTGTAAAGTAAACGGCATGTGGAAAGTGCTTTTTCAAAAGAGCCGAAAGCGCGCTGCGGATGTCAAGGGATGGAATCATTTGAACATCTCCTTTAGAATCTCCTGCGCGTTTTCACGAAAGTTCTCACGCCGTTCGTTGACGGACGTCTTGAGCATGTGGACGCCCTTCTTGACCTTGCCCGTATACTCTTTCTTTCCACCGACCATGCGGACGATTCGATGCCCATACTCAACGTGAGCGGCATAGTCCGCAGCATTCCCGACCTCCACCGTGCCGCCCAGCGGCTGTCCACGCATCCAATTCAATCGCAGTGCGCCCGTATCGACTGGTGTCTTGTCCCGCGCAGCTCCTAAAAGCTCCTCCGCTTCCACTTTGAGAAACGTGTTGACCGCGCCGCGCTGACGCTTCTCCGCTTCCGCAAGCATTTTCTCAAAATCGTCCAGTCCGCTGATTTCAACCCCCATTTCCGACCTCCCCTCTGCGCCTGAGTGCAATCTCCTGATGTGTCGAGTACGGAAAGCTGATACCTGCAACGAACTCCATGCGCCGCCCCTCGCGCAGGACAACAATGCGGTCATTCGCACGGATGTCAAACGTAGGATCACAACAGAGCCGCAGATCGACAAACACACTCACCGCGCGCTCTGTCTTGTCCGTCGTGGGGTCTTTGCCATACTGTGAGAGCTTGCAGGGGATTCCCTCATACACGGGCGTCTCCTCCTCGGCGTAGTCATCCGAACCGTCTGCCGCTTGTACCTGTCGGAGGCGGTACACGTCCGCGCGGTCATGGTACATCATGCGGCGCAGGATCCCCTTGAGGCTCATGGCAGGCTCACCACCTTACGCCAACGGTTGAGCTTCGGCTTGAGCGTTGCAAAGTCCAGATCGGCAAGACAGCCCGTCGGGTCGATGTTTGACACGGCAAATTTGAACTCCGTATCGTCCATCTTGACACTTGATAGCGGCGCATTTGTCGGTACGCCGAGTTCATTGCCCGCCGTATCTTCATCCGCGAGCCGCTTGCGGATAAGGTCAACCGCTGAATAAACGAGCGGCTCGGGGAAATCTGTGCGGTGACAGTAGTCAAGGATGTCCGTGACAAGCTTCTCGATGTAGAACGCGAGAAGCCCGGCATCAAGCGTCCTGTGCCTCTCCAGCAGGCGCACCTTCTCCGTGATCACCCGGATCGCTTCCTGCTTTTCCACCTCGCGAGCCTCCCTTCGTGCCGCCCTTCCCCGTGTCGTTCTTGTCGTTGTTTTGAACGGGCTCGGGAGGTTTCTCCTCCTTCGGACGGAATCCCTGTGCCTTGTAGATGACCTCGTAGGCGGTTTCTGTCGCCGTGATGGTCACGCCATCTTTTTCGTATTCCTGAAAATCCATGCGGTATCCTCCTTACGCCTTCGGCTTGAGTGCAGCGAATGCATTCTCCTTAACCGGCAGGAACCCGAGGCGCATCGTTACTTTGATCGCCACCATGTCATTCTCAGCAAGGCTCAGGGGCTTGCCGTCACTCATCGTAACCGAGTGCAGCGTTGCCTCGCGCAGTGTCTCATACTGAATCTGATCGCGGATGCCAATGATGGAATACTTCCAATCGCCCGCAATTGCGCGCGCCTTCGTCTTGTCCCATGCACCATTACGCGAGAACTCAATCGGCTGCGAATAGAGCGTACTCGAGTCGACACCCGTGACGTAGAGCTGATTGCCGTTGCCGTCACGGAGTTTGCGCAGACTGTTCTTGAGGTCGTACCCTGCGACAAAGCCGTTCACGTCAAGCCCGCCATTCTCGACAAGTGCCATCACGTCGGAGATATCGAGGTCAAGCTTCGGATTCGTCTCCTCCGCGATCACGTTTCCGGCAGCACTCGCAACGCCGAAGATATTCTTCGCAAAGGGCGAGTTCGTGCCAAAGAGACACGCCGAGTCGATTGCCTTGTAGAACGCTTCCGCAATATACGGGCGAACAACGCCGAACACGTTGATTGTCGTATCCTCGAGCTTCTCACGGCTGCACGGTACGATGACCGCGATCTTCTTTGCGACAAGCTCGGGAAAAATCCACTCAGCGACCGATGTCTTGATGCGCTCCGTCTCACCGACCCAGTATGCACCGGGACCCGCCGTCATAACAGGGAATTTCTGCGTCTCGGAGGTCATCGGCTGCACCGTCGATAGCCGCATTACGGACGAGCCGCGTACAATGTCTGCGATGATGTCCGCCGCGATCGGCTTCGGCACGAAGCCCTGCAGATTGTCCTTCAGGTACCCCGTGTCCGAGAAACGTTGGAGATCAAAGTTCATCTTATTCTTCATAGTCTTCATCCTTTCTTACCTCTTTGCCTGATTGTCATAAATGGCCTTGAAGAAGCCATTCTCAACGCCCGCAGAGTCACCTGCACCGCCACTCGCTGCAGGGGCTTTCCCCTTGAGCTTTTCGTTGACGCCTGCCTCTACGGACTTCTTGTATTCCTTCTCAAACGCAGTGATGCGCTTGAGTGTGGACTCACTGTCTTCGGCAATCAGATAGTCTGCAAACGCAACGGGAAGGCTCCGATCGGCGAGTACCTTCACCGTCTCGAGCTTGAGCTCCTTGCGCCGAATCTCCTGATCTTTCTCCTCAAGTTCCTTGTTGCGTGCCTCGAGTTCCGCCGCACGGCGCTCGTCCTCGGAGAGCTTCGCCAGCCGCTCGGCCTCCTTTTTGTCCGCCGCAGCCTTCTTCTGATATGCTTTCTCCCATTTTGCCTTTTCGTCGGCAAGACGGGCAGCAACAGCCGCGTCGATCTTCGTCTGAGCATCGTCCTGCTTATCATCAGCAGGATCAGCCTTTGGCTTGTCGTCGCTCGCATTGTCCGCTCCAGCGGAATCACCTGCATCATCGCCGAAGCGCTGCAGGTCAAAATCAAACAGATTATCGCTCATTTCATTCCTCCTCTGTGTGAGCGCTAGTTTTATACCGACACGGATATGCGCCGGCGCTCGGATCCCGTTCATAGCAATTCCTCCCCTTTCGCTCAAAAATGAGCATAAGAAAAGCACTCTGCGAATATTGCAAAGTGCTTGTGTGTTTGATTACTTACGAGGCTTGACCAACGTCTTCCCAGCCACCCTCTTCTCTGATTCTATATTCCTTGATGGACGATGCGGGATTATCGACAAGAAACAGATCAAAAGAAAGCGTCTGCTCGTTCTCACTTTCCATCTCGTCGTGCAAATCTAGCTGTTCTTTAATATCTTCCATCGACCAGCCTCGAGTACTCATTTCAGCGATGAACTCTGCCCGCGTCATGGTGCCCCATCTCCTCAGATGTACACGCCCTCTTCGATTTCGCAACCGTAAAACTCCTCAGGTGTAAGAGGCGTCCCCCTCTCTATGGCTTTAGTAATATTCTCTATGTACTCGCCCCAATCAGAAGGACCGAATACAGGAATACCGGGCCGCTGCCCAAACATCTCCTCGTATTTGTCCGAAAGCTGTTCAAAGTCAACCTGCGCGGTCACTATTCTCACCCCTTTATATCTTCCAGAATCTCTAAGAACATCTCATAGGTCTTTGGGAAATAGTGCTTTATCTCTTTCAGACTATCAGGGTTATTGATAGTCGCACTAAACATTTCAGCAAATGCTTCAACCCCCGGGTCTATGTTTCGCCAGTATGACATGTCATGCTTCAGATGGTCGACGACTGTATTTTTCGTACAACCACCAAACATATCACTAACATCACCTATAGCGTACCCTTGCTTAGCGCACAGCTCCTTCGTCAACGACCTCTTAGCATCTGCGAGCGTCGGTCTGCTGACCGTCTGTGCCAATAAGTTTTTCCGAGCCTTTATTACCTCAGCAGCTTCCTCTCGTAGAAGCATATCTAAGGTTTTTCCTTCCGCTGATCGCCACTCAATCGCAATATCTCTCAGCATAAAAAGATTTTGATCTTTTACCCACAGCCCAGAGATATGATGTCCGAACTCATGGAATATGGTGTCGTACGCCACTTTTATTTTATGACCTTTTTCATAAAGGTGCATACGATCCACGGTGTTCTTTTTTAGATTCAATCGAACGCCTTGCTCTAACGGTACATAGCACGGCGTTCTCTGCGTATCTGTTTCTAAAACGTTCAGCCGCTCTCCGTATTTGTTGTAGACCTGACGAACAACCTCGGGAGCGTTATTGAGCCGATCTACAACCTCAGCCCCAACATCCTTCCCAAGAATATTCTCGAGGTGCGTTGCAACCGAAGCATTTATTTTCACCTCAATTTTACCACTTTGCGCGCCCGCATTCAATCCTCCCGTCGCATTTGTCGCCTGCAAAGCGACATTGCCAGCCTCCCATTCCTCAAGCGTCAGCTTCTTGTCCAAATAGACGGCTCGCCAGTCGTCATATTTCATGTTTGCAGGGACAAGCACATTCTTGCCGTTCTCATCCCGCGCGATGCGCGTGCCTGTCTGCGGCTTGTACTCACCTTTGAGACAGCCCGAAATAACGGAACGGCAATGCGGATGCAGAGGTGGCATATTCTTTCCCGGCATCGCCTCCTCCACGGGGAACACATCACCATCATGAGACTGACAGACAGTCGAGGTGCGCTTGTCGAGCGTTGCGATAAATCGGTAGTATTTCATCCCCGTGTCCTTGATGGAGTGAAGCGCCGCCTGATTCTGCACGTAGTTGAGTTCGGTACGGACGAGCCGCACCGCCTCTTTCGTACCGACGCCCATTTTCTGACGAATGACGCGCGTCATTTCCTGCACGGATACGCCACGATGTGCGGCGGCGATGATGTTCTGCTGGATGGTCTTTGCAAGCTTCGCGCCATTCGTCCAGATCCGCTTGGAGTAATTTTTGCCGCTCCACGGGACACGCAGGACGCGCTCGAGCTTATCCCCATCAACGAGGGACACAGCCCCCTCAAGGCCGCGCTTCTTCCCGATCTCGTACAGTCCATGATAGTAAAAATCCTCATAACCCGATTTCAGGAACTCTTTCATGGCTTTCTCCGTTTTTTGGGAGAGAAGCGCCATTTCTTTGAGCGTGCCCGCCCGCAGCGCATCAAGACGCGTGATCCGGCTGCGCATGGCGAGGGTGTTCAGCTCACGCAAAAGCTCCTGATTTCCTGTCGCATTGATCTCCTTGACGTATTCGGCAATGTCCATGCGCCATACACGATATTCCTTGCCCGTGAGGAGCTGCTGCGCCGCCGCCATGTCCATTCCGTTGTCAGTCGTGAACCGCTGATAGAGTGCGCTGATGTCCTTTTCGATATGAGTGAGGGACTGCTCATAGTAGGCGCGCAGCTCTCGCTCAATCTCCTCGCGGCTCTTCTTGTCCCACTTCTTTTCAAGTTCTTCCTGCCGCTTTTTCCAGTACTTCTCCGTCGGTGTCGCCTTCGTCTTCGCCATGTGCGCCCGCCCCTATTCCGTAATCATTCTCCTCCTGCTCCTTTTTCAGCTCCTCCAGCTCCTCGGCTGGGTCCGTGACAAATGGCAAGAGCGAGAGCAGCCGCTTTTGCGAGACAAGGCCGTAGAGCGTCTTGACTATGTCAGCCTGCTCCTGATTGTTCGCAGGAATATTCGCCGTGAATGTGATCTCAATATCGCGAAAGTCAATGTCCGCCTTGCTCTTGGTTTTGAGCATCCCCGCAATCAACTCAATGCGCCGCTGCAGTCCCTTCTTGAATCCGCGCTCCTTGCGGCTGCGCACCTGCTCTAGTCCGATGAGTTTGTACTTGATGGCAACGCCGGAGGTATTTCCTGCAAAGGCATCATCGCTCATGTCGGGAATCGCGCTGAATTTGTGGATATCGTTCTGGAGCCGCGTCTTGATGTTCTCGATATATGTGTCGTTGAGATTCTTGATCAGCCACTCCGCGCTGCCGCCCTCATCGAGCGTCATCATCTTGTTGCGCCGCAGCTCTGCTGCGTCCTCCCCGGTCATGCCGCCCATGCCCTTAAGCACGAGATAAGCGTCCGTAAAATCCTCCATATCGTCGAGCGTGAGGCTCTGCGCCTTGTTGTACGCGTCCACGAGCGTCATAATGCCCTCGAAATCACCGCGACGGGCATCGTTGTTGGGGTATTCGATCACGGGCACGCCGTCAAAGTAATGCGGTACGGGCGCGCTGTTTTGGATGAGTTTATCGGCGGTGTAGTCGTAGCTTGTGACGCTGTGTGCGTCGTAAACATCCACATAATCGTTGTACGTCGACCCGTCAAGACTTACAACACGGTAGCGGCGGATGGCGGCGATCAGATTCTCCTCGAGCGTCGCATCAAGAACAAGAATAACCTCTTCCGATGGAACGGCACAAAAGCGGATCTCTGCCTCTGCGTCAACGTAAAGCACCTCATACGCCGCCCCTGTGATACTCGCCTCCGCCGCAAGACGCAGATTGCCGTCCGCCTCATCGTTGTACCGGAACACGTCCTGCAGCGCGCTCACGGCATCCGTATCTCCCGACACCGAGGAGTACGCAACCGGCTGACCCATGAAAAAGCCCGTGCTCATGTTGGTGATGTACTCGCAATAATTCGCGACGATCTTGTTGTTGGGCGCGCTGACAGAGCGCTGCTCTTTTGTAAGGATCTTGTGCTTACCGGCATAGTAGTCCTTGAGCTCCAGCACATGAGACACGAAATCCCGCTCATGCCGCTGCAGAATATCCGCAATATCCTGCGGGTCGAGCACCTCCTTTGTGGTGTGTACCCTCATAATCCAAAATCCTCCTTGCTGAATCGATGCTTGAGATCAACCACGTCATAATCATCCAACCCGTACCACATCGCAGAAAACGTATGCGCATCCCTGTTGAACTCATCCGGGATGATCTCATCATCCCGATCCACAGCGTAGGTAAGCTCCTTGAGTTCGTCAATACAGTGCACGCACGCATCCGAACAGATAATACGGCGAAACCGCTTCATCTTGCGCGTATTGTCAAGGCGCGAATGGCGGCTGCCGCCGTTGCTCTTATGCGTCGCGACCATGTTGAACCCGCGTTTCTGATAGTAGCGGATCGCTTTCGGCTCTGCTGAGTCTGCCTTGATGCGCTCACGCGTCCGCACGAACTCCTCCAGCGCGTCTGCCGTCTCGTCATCCGTCATGTGGTTTCGGTAGTATTCCCAATAGAGATAGAGCCACTTGTTTTCGTGGTCGATCGCCATGCGAACGACAGCGTTGTACGACGCCTCAAAGCCGAAATCCATGCCGACGCGCAGATACTTGCGCGGAATTTCCGCGACGGCCGCCATAACCTCATCGTACGGCATGACCTCGAACTGCGGCAGGACAAGCCTGCCATTGACGCCGAATTGGCCGAGACGAGCAATACGGTAAAGATCGACGTCGTACGCCTGCATCTCATCCAGCTGCTCGATGTAGTCCACCGGCAGAAACAGGTTATCGTCGGCAACGGAGTGATGATAGTACGTGTTTCCCTCACGCATGACGCGGTACGCATAAAACTCTTTATCATCCAATCCACGGCTCTCAAAAAAATGCTGATACGTCCAATTTGACCGCGCCACGGGATTGGTCGTCAGGATAATGTGTAGCGGCAAAGTCGGATGACGCAGACGTCCGAGAAGCTCCTTAAAGCCCGCATACTTGAGCTCGCTGCACTCCTCCACCCAGATGAGGCTGATGTTGTTGATGGACTTGAGCTTTGCGGGCTTGTCCATCCCCTTGAACACGATCTTGCTCCCGTTGGAAAATCGCATCTGCATCGGTGAGGCGTTGAACACGATCATCGCGCCGAGGCCCATGTCCTCCACGATCTCACGAAACAGTGAGAAGCAGCTGTCGCGTATGGTGTCGTAAACCTCACGCACAACAAGCGCCGTCCTGCGTTCGCTGAGAAGCTTCAGAATGACTTTCAGCGCTACATGATACGACTTCGAGGATCCGTAGCCACCGACGAGGAAGTAAATCTTACTTTCCCAGTCGAACAGGAAAGATTCGAAATGCGGATTAACCTCCTTCGCTATATTCAATGTCCCGCTCCCCCTTCGTTGTGATCGTGACATTCAGTGCGGTATCCATCTGCCCGGTATTAAGCGCCTTTTCCTTGAGTCGCAGTTCGCGCTCCCGAATCCGAATGTCAGCACTCTCGCCGATGGTATCGAATAACACTTTCATCATCTGTGAGTTTCCTGCGCACGCGCTGCGGATAAGGCTGCCA